TGTCTTTTATTTTGTTCTTTTTGATTTTTATTTTGTTTTTCTTTTTCTGCAGTAATTTGTTTTTCAATACCTAATTTTGCAAGTAGAGCAACTATGGTTGTATTTTCTAAAGCTATCTGTAAAGCTATTTTTAATGCTATCTCTACCATTGCTGAAATAATTTTTACTAATATTGTATCTGCTATATTTTTTAATGTACTTCCAAAATCTTTACCTAAGACAATACTTTCGGCAATACCTTTTGATAAACCTTTTACTCCTGTCTCAAATATTTCAAATGCTTGTTTAGATAAACTTGTTAGTTTTTTTAATGAATCTTCGTTTAGCTTTTCTAGTTCTTTTCTAAAAGGAGTAATATTTCGTTTTAACTTTTCTGCCTCTAAGTTGGCCTTTTCGACCTCCTTTTGCATTTTACTTACTTCGATAGTGTTAAGTTCTATCTCTTCTCTTACTCTTTCAAAAACACCTCTAATACCTTCTATCTTTTTTCCAGACTCTTCAAGACCTTTATTAAATCCTAAGTCAATATCTATACCTAATTTTTTTAAAAGTTTTCCTATCTGATTAATAACTAAACCAAGAGTGAAAACTAACAATCTACCTCTTGTACCTAATGCTAAAAATCCTATTATACCTAACTCTCTTACAACAGGGGGTAAAAAATTTATGATGTCTATTATACCAGCTATACCTGAAGCGATAGTTTTAAATACTACTTTAATTGCACTAACAGTTTTAACAAAACCTACGATAGCTTCTTCAATAAAACTAATTAGACCTTTTGCTAAATCTCCAGCAAATCTTTGTAGTACTGCTTGGTTTTCTTCTACAAGTTTATTTATAGTTATTAGTCCACCTTTTATGAAATCAAAAAAACCAGCTTCATTAGTTTGTAATTGAAACTTAAATATTTTATCTCCTATCATTGATAGTGTACCATCGAAAGTAGTACCTAATACTTCTGCGGCTTTACCAAATTTACCTCCAGGACCAAATACTTTTAGAAGAGCTTCTCCTGATTGTTCTGCAGTTAAAGTAACACCTGATTTAAAACCAAGCATTGCTCTTACACCTCTTTCTCTAAATATTTCTGCGGAAGCTAAACCAGCAGATAATGATCTTTGAACTTGTTCTGCCGCAGTTCTAAAGTCTATTCCTGTTACTGCCGCAATATTACCTACGAGTTCTAAATTTTTACCTAATGCTTCTGCGTCTTTCGAAACTACTGCTAAGTTACCAGATGCTTGTGCTATTTCTTGTAAAGTAAAAGGTACTTTACCAGCAAACTCAACTAAAGTATCAAACGCTTTACGACCTTCGTTTACTGAACCAAATAAAAAGAAAAATCTTAATCTTAGTTGTTCTACTTCTCTTCCAACATTAATAAATGATCTTGCTATTAAACCGCCACCAATAGTCAGTAATGCAGACTGCACAGAAAATATTGATCTTCTTAAATTGCCTAATCCTCTTTGGACTGCACCAAACGCTTGTTTAGTTTTGTCTTTTGCTAATATATTTAATACAATATTATTGGTTGCCATTATCTGTGTCTCGCTTTATTCATAGCTTCATCGTGTTCTTCTTTTTCTAATATAAGATATCCTAACCAATGGTTATATTCCCATTCTTCCATTTGTAAAACATCTTTAATAGATATTTTTAACCTATCAGCGAGAATAATACAATTTTTTAATGAAGGATCAGATTTTAGTTTTTTTTTACATCCTCTGGAGAAGGAACTTGCACCATTGCGGTTGCAATCTTCGAGAGGACATCAGAATCTACTTTATGCATTAATGGTAATTTATCTTCTAAGGTAAATAACTTTTTACCGTCTTTGTCTAACGCTTTCATAATAACGACATCTGCTAGTATACTAACATCTGTCATATTATCTGACTTTTTGAAAAGTTTATTCTTTTCAGATAAGGTTATAGGATTCCAATAAATGATACTAGGTTTACCATCTTCATCAACCCACTCTTCAACTTCAATTTGTTGTACGCCAAGAGATTCAAAATGTGCTTTTGCTCTATCTATAAATTTCATAGAGTATTATTAGACAGTACCTCTTGTTAATGCTCCTGTACCTTGAAAAGTAACTGATCTAGTAATTACTGCGTCCATAGCATTATTAACTGACATTCCAGTAATAATCCCTGTACCAGTAAAACTTTCATCTCCAGAAGAATTACCCTCTGGTAATAAAACAAAAGATATAGAACTTCCTACTGTTAAAGTTTGTTGAGGAGAATCAGTTTCATCATAGCTCATTTCTAAAGAGCCACTGAATGATGTTCTTCCAGCTATGAATGATTTAGCCGCATCTGTCAAAGCAGTATCTTCTACAACGTCTGCAGTAGTTTCAAGTGTAAAACCAGTAAGTTCACCTACACCAGATCCACCAGCAGTTACGACTCCTTCTTTTCCGTGATGTGTTGCCATTTTTTAGTTTCCTTTTTACTTGTTGATTGTTTGTCTTGTTCTTGCTTCCAACCTAAATCTATAAAATTTTCAAGTTGAGTTTCGTTGATAGTTATCTCATTACCGTCTTTATATAATTTAATGTCTTTAGCCATAATACCTTTTATTCGTTTTCTTCATCTTCGTCAAGATCATCTTCTAAAAAATCCTCTTCTATTTCCCCATCTTTTTCAATATAATCGTCATTAATTAAATCTTTTACCTCTAGACATAATGTTGACACTTTGTCTATTAACAACTCAATTTTAGTTATCTTTTTTTGTATTGTCTGTTTATTTTTCATTATGGTGTTGCTGATTGATGTTCGTATATAACTCTAACTGTCATCAATATTGCTCCGTACGGAAACAAACTACCAGCATCAGTTTCAACAGATATTATCTCTGTGTCTAGTGCTTTATTATTTCTAGTTATATCTGATTCTAGTTCTGTTTCGATAGCGGTCATTAATTCATTTCTTGCAGTATCTATATTAGATTCACTACCTTTTACGAAACCACTTATGCCAAACTCTAAAGTACATATTCTTGTTTTTGCACCTGAACCTAACTCTTGATCTTCTTTTGTTTCTTCAATCGTTTGAACTAATACTGCTGGATATTGTTGTTGAGCTAACTCATCAAGTTCAAATGGTTGTCTAGTAACTTTTTTTATTTCAGGGCTAGATATACCTGATATTGTTGAAACAAGATTATTTGCGATGTCTTCTCTTTTGCTCATACGTTAAACTTTTTCATTTCTTTTTTAATAAAGTGTTCAAACTGTTTTTGTATAACCTTTTCAGTCTTTTTAGAAAAGTCAAAAAATCTTCTTACTGGTAGATTACCAGCTCCTATTTGATGAAACATTGCTTTAGTTGCTTCTCTTGGATTTCTAAATCTAACAACTGATCTATTTCTATTAAGTACTCTTGATTCAATACTTTGTAACATTTTATTTGTATCTTCTAAGTCTACTTTAGTTTTACCTTTAAGTTCTGAGTAAGCATCAGAGTATTGAGTAAATCTTCTATTTCTAAAATCTCTACCTCCTTGTGTTCTTAAAAGAATTATTGTTTTTAGTTGTTCTGCAGATTGATCTAAACCTTTTTTTATTATTGCTGGAAACTTATGTATAAATTTTATGTATCTCGTTTGAAACGCTTTTAGCTTTACTGGTTTTATATCTATACCAATCATTATCTTGTTAATCTTCTAAAGCCGTGCAAAGGTTCTCTTTCAGATTTAGTAATAGTACCGCCTTCATCAGCATCATATTCTACTCCATCTTCTAAGATCATCCGCCATTCCTTATTGTATTCTGCCATATAATATTCAGCCATTCTTTCAAATCTATCTTTATCTGCTTCTGGTCTAAATTTTGTTAATGCTGGTAAAAAGAATCTTCCTAAAAATAAATATACACCAGCTCTTTTAAACTGATCTAAATTTACTCTTGTATTCTCCATTTCAGCAGTATTTAAAACTGTAATATCTGTGAATACATTAGTCTTATAAGTAGGCCACCACTCTGCTCTAAGGTTTCTAAGTATGTCTGAATTAGTTTCTGAAAGATAGTGTGTTACTTTACTATCTCCTGATCCTATTCCAAAGTTAAATGCATCTGGTTGATACTTAGAAATCTCTCCAGCATCAACTACATTTAATCCTGTAAAATTAGCCATTACACTTACCTATGAACCAATCTATAAGTTTCTTAATTTTTCTTTTTAGTTTTTTTAACATTTTTTTTCTTCTTTGGTTTTAACTGTACTACTTTATCAGTCTTTTCAACAGTTTTTTTTGTTTGTTTTTTTTCTTGACCAACAGGAAAGAAACCATTTCTCTCAAAATGATTAATGTTAGCTTCGTAATATTTTTTTTCTTTTGTTATTATTTTTCTGCCATTTGTTAATTTAATATCCATAATTTCTCCTTGTTAAATGTGAGGGTAGTTTCCCACCCTCACAAAGTATCCAATATTATTGGATTGAAGAGTCAGACTCTAACTCACAACCATTAGTGTCGTTTAATTCACCTACACCATAAACTGCTGTTGCAACGATCTCGTCTGCTCTAAGAGAAGCATCTCTTTGAGTTTCAATTTTAAGATCTTGCATCATCGCTAGTCCTAGTGCGTCTGGGTGAAATACTGCACCCTTGTAATCTCCTGTAGTACCTGGATTATTACCTGATGAGTCCGCCATATTTGAAGTTTCAAATATATTTACACCAGCGATTTGACCTACTAAAGATGATCTTAAAATCTCATTACCAACTCCTGGATTTGGGTTAGCAAAAGTATTTGTAAGACCTGATTTTAGGTCGAATGCTACTTGTGGGTGGATTACTGCAGATAAGTTATCTCCTGGAACTGCATTAGCTCTTAATTTTGCTACTGCTTGGAAGATTAACGATGCTGACATAGCCGTTGAAGCTGAACCAACAGTAGTTGAAAAACCACCGAATAGTGCAGTCAAGTCTGTGTCAATTTTTTTTGCAATAGCTTCTCCAAATAATCTTCCGATATCTGCCGCTACGTTTCTAGGTGCAGAATTCCTGCCTAAGTCCGTTAACGTCGTCATAATTCCGTGTTCTGAACACGTAATTGTTTTTGAAGTTGGGTCTATTGCTGTGTTAGATAAATCAGATGCTTCTGATACTGCTGCCGCAGATACTGCGGAGTAGATCGGAACTTCAACTGACTTTCCACCACCAGTTACCGCATAGTTTCTTACAAGTGGTCTCATAATTGATCTTTCACTTGCTACGAACAATGCTTCTGCCACTATCTCTGTGTATAGTTCCGATAGTGTAGAACTTGTGCTTTCGTTTGCCATTTTAGTTTACCTTGTTATTTATTTGTTAAGTTAATCTGAACAGGAGCAGAATCTCTTTTTTTGCGATACTCAGCATATTTTTGACGATCCTCCGCCTTGCTCATATCTAAGTCCTGAATGTTAAATGGTTTTACAGTTTTACCTTCAATGCTAGACTGGCTTCCTGTTCCAGACAGAGACCCTTTACGGAAATGTGGGTTAGCATCTAAAAACTCTTTTACGTAATCTTCAATCGTAAGTAGTTCGCCTTTTGGGTTATATCTGATATTATTATTATTATCAAGTATTTCTATTCTACCATCATCATTATAATTTACTTTGTTTTTAATCAAAGAAACTACTTGATCTGGTGCGACTGCATTATTTTTAGAAGCTAAAGATAATATTGAGTTATCAACATTAATAGTTTTAACTTTACCTTTCCAATCAGCTAGTTCTTTATCTTTTTCAGCTATTCTAGCTTTCATAAGATTTTCTAAATCTGCCTTAGTCTTAGCTTCTTGGATTTGTTTTTCTTTTGCTAAATCTTCTTCTTTCTTCTTGATTTCAGCAATCTCTCTTTGTTGTTTTGCTCTATCTGCCGCTAACCTTTGTTGAACAACTCTGTCCATATCTGCCTGAGTAAACTTAGGCTCTTCTTTGATTTCGTCAGTTTTAGTTTCTTTTACTTCAGCTTCCTGAACGTCATTTTGCGGTTGACTAACCTTTTGCTCTTCTGACATTTTCACTCCTTATATTTTTATGTTTCCATTGGTGTCAAACCAATCTTTATTTACGAAACTCCATTGATGTCTGCAATTATAACCACCACGAACTATAAAAGGGTCTCCAGCTTTTTTGCCTTGCCACGTTCTTCTTCGCCATAGTTTCTTTACTTCATCAACTGTAAATAATCCTCCTTTTCTTATATCAAGTTTTCCCTGTCTTACAAGCCTACAGAAAGGCCTTGTTGTTGGTATCACATTACCAAAATAAATAACGTAGTTTAAACCAGCTTCTTGAGCCTTAGATAAATTTAAAGTTGCATCAAATTCTCTTAATGAATCGTTAAGTATTTGGCCAGCAAATCTTTTCATATTCTCTCCTGATCTATCTCTTGCAAATTTAGATTGTAATGTTTGGATATTTTTATTTAGTTTATCTTTTAAAGTTCTTCCAGCCGCAGTTCTTCTATCTATTTTTCTAATTCTTATTTCATCTTTTTTAATTGTTGAAACTAACTTATTAACATCTTCATCTTTAGCAGAGGCATATATACCATTTATTGTACGTCTTAAATCATCTTCTAATTCTATAGGGTCGCTTCCTGTTAATGTATATTGATAAACTTTTTCTGATATACGTCTAGTAAATGTATTACTTACATCTTTAAATTGTGTGAAAGATTGTCTTTTCAAATTTTGTATTAATGAAATATTAGCTTCAGTAAGTTGTTGAAACTCTGCTGGAATATTACCTATCTCTCTAAAAGCTCTTTCTATTCTTTTTGCTTGTTTTGTAAAACCTTCTCTAACAACTGTATCAGACCATCTTAAATATTCTCTTTCTAATATTTCTCTTATCTTTGGTTGTACTGTTATTGCGGCCTTAAGATTGAATAATTTCAAATCGTCTGTTTTAGGTAAATCTTTATTGACTAATGAAACTACTTCTTTTTCTATTTTGTCTAATGTTGCAATAAGTGTTTCGTAATATTTAGCTTCTGCAACTTCTATTGATCTTATTCTGTAATCTGTAAAATCTTGAACTATATTAGACATTATCCATTATACTTGCTCTTCCTCAACATCTTCATCTGGTTGTTGATCTTCGTCTTGTGTAAATTGGCCTAACTCTTTTTGTGTGTCAATCTCATCAAAAATTGTATTTAGTTTTTCATCATCGTCTACGACTGCTCTTGCAATTTCTTTATCTATTTCTTTTTGTAAAGTAGGAGATTCTATATTAATTGCTTTTGCCTGTTGGAAATATGCTAAGTCAGTTGCATAATCTCTTATGTTGAAACTATCTGGATAATTTATCTCGCCATCAAAAGTTGAATTTTGAAACAAAGCGTATAGTCTAAATATTTGTTCTTCAGCTATTTGTAGATTATCTGCCTTTTCTGAAAGTCTTGCATTTAATAATTCAAATTCAGTTTGTAAAGCTATTCCTGATGAAACTGCTTGTCTTGTTGTTCTTACTGCTCCTGTGTGTGCTATCCTGTTTATCGCTTCTACTTTATGATTAATAGATTCCATAAGTCCTGATAAATTTTGTCCTGAAGGTTGTAGTAAATATGGTTTAAGGTTTGAGTCCATATCATCTGGTATTTCAATAACTGCACCAGCACCAGCACTAGCATTTACTGAAGGTGTTTTTACTAATGAAGGGTGGTTTGTTAATCTAATTAATTGTTCTATTTCTGAAAGCTCGTTATAGATTGCCTTTTGAAGGTCTGCAATATCTGCCAAATCGGAAACTCCTTGACCTCTCATATGGCTTTTGGAATTATATAAAATAACTGCTGGTATTTTTCCGATCTGGTTATCGGCAGTATCCACTACTGTTGGGTCTGCTCTATCGTCTTTTGCATAAATAGTTTCTATACGATCAGGAAACCACAACCTAAAATAAGTACCACCATCTTTGTCTACTTCTTCTCTTACTTTAAGATAGTCTAAATAATACTTACCATTTATTTCTCTTTTGAAATTCCAGTCTAAGACATTTTCAGGAGTAACAATAGACATATAAGGTCTTATATCTTGATCTAGCTCTTCTGCTCTTGTGTTTGTTGTTACTTTTGGTTTATCTAAAATTAAAAAACAATGACCATATATTGATGCATAGTTTTGAGCCTGTTTCATTACAGAATTAAAATTGTTACCTTCTAAGTCTGCGTCTCTTAAGAATGATTCTAAACTAGGCTCGTCAGCCATAGAACCAAAATCTCTACTTGCTTTTACTCTAAATAAAAAAGATGAATATATTTGAATAATGTTTTTACAATGATTATCACAAGGCGTGTTACCAAGTCTTTGATTATATTCATTGTCAAGTTCTAAATTATATCTATTTAAAAATTGTCCTATTGTGTAATCGTAACCACCATTAAAAGACCTAATAAAATATTCCCATAAGTTTACTCTTGTTTGGTAATCTTTGTGTGTGTTGAATGCTTCGTCTCTAGAGTATGCCATATTATTTATGTGTCCATCTTATTGGTTTGAAAGGTCTTGATTGTGCTATTAAAGGTTTCACTATTTCTGTGAGATACCCAATGCTATCGTTCATATGATCAAATCCTTCTTCCTTATCAGGAATATTTGTATTTTCCTTGTATACTTGTCTTTGTAACCCACGAACAATAATTTTGCAAGTTGGATTAACATATATATATCTTTTTCCGTCTGCTGATTTAAGTCTTGAATTAACGGCATTGATTCTATCTCTTATTGGACTATGCTTAGTCTTGCATTTAACAGTAAACCCAGCGTTTTGTAATATAGTTAAATCTGTTTTACCACCAGCAGATGTTTTACGTTGTCTACAAGCTGGATCTGGATATACAAAAATTTTTTGTCTTGAACCATATCTATCTCTTATCTCTTGTACCATTTCATCAGTATTACTAGAATAAATAACAATTTCATCAATAAAATGTATTACATCTTTATGAATCTGTGAAACACTAGCACTCATTGGGTCTACGTTAAAGTCTAATCCTATGTGTAGTGGTTTAGAAATATCAAGGTTTCTATGTTTGACATTTTCTATCGGATGAAAATTATAATAGACTGCTCCAGCATAGTTCTCGAATGTACCTTCGAACTCTTGTCTGAATGTTCTTATATCTACATCTTGCTTAGCTTGTTCTAATTCTTCTTTAGAAACCATACCACCTTGTAATGTTGTGAACTGAAAACTATCCCATTCTCTATCTTCGCCTTGTCCTTTAAGATACATTCTGTAAGACCAATTACCATAACCTTTAGGAGAACCACACATCAAGACATCTCCTCTAGTATCAGCAACAGAAGCTCTGAGTACTTCTGTCCACGCTTTTTCATCTATGTCAGCGAACTCGTCAAGTATAAGAAAGTCAATACCAACTCCCCGTAGTGCATCATAATTTTCACACCCTTTTAATGATATTTTACTGCCTGTTTTTTTTATTGTTATTTGAAGATTAGATTCATTAATACTTTCAATCCAATTAAACTCGTGTAACATTTCTTTCAGTTTAGACCAGACTATCTCTCTAGCCATTTTAAATGTTGGAGCTACATACCATATTGTTTTTTTTATCTTGGTTGCATATTTCATCATTTCAGTAATACACAAATATGTTTTACCAAATCTACGTCCTGAAACTAAAACACGAAACCTTTTATCCGATGTTGATATGTGATGTTGGGGTTTTGTTAGAGTGATCTTCATTACATTCGAATTTAATATATATATTAAACTTATTAACGTCTTCTCTTCCTAATTCAATTAGTTTGTCGTGAGACTTAGAATATCCGTCTAACATACAACTATAAGCATCTACATAAGATTGTTCAAATCTAAAAGGAGGCATACAAGTTGTTTTGCCCTCTATATAGGCACACATAACAACAGTTAATAGATAGCTCATTTTTTTTTCCTGTGAGCATAATATTTTCTATGTGTTTGTACTCTCCAAGTCCAATGAAAAATACTTCTAGCGATATTACCAATCTTTTCAATAATCCAATCAATCATATTTAACTCTAATGTCATAATTACGGATATAGTAACATATCCTTAGCTTCCTTTTTTAAATCTTCTATAACTTTATCTTTTGAAGTCAACTCAATCTCTTTCAAATTTATTATTGCTTTTAAAGTATCTATTTCTTTTTCTAAAATTTTTATCTTCATATCTAAATCATTATCGCCTTTATGTTTAGCTTCGTTCTCAAAAGTTTTATCTTCTGCCAATAACTTTATTGCATCTACTTTGTTCATTCTAATATAAGAGCCTTTATAGACTTTTCTCCTAAATAAATTTCTGTTTCTGCTTTACCTCTATAACATTTATATGTAACAGATTCACTAAAAACTCTCTCTGCTTCACGTTTACCACGTAAACAATCTGCCATACTGTCTTGTATTCTATGCTCCTTAATCTCTCCGTTGATAAACATTAAAAGAGCTACAACAGACTCAATCATACTATCTTACCTTTGTTTTTGCCTTGTTTAATTTTATATCTACTAGAACCATTTGCATTTATCTTTACTTCTTTTTTTAATAATTTACCTAATATCTTTTCTTTGTTTTCATTGTTTATCTTACTAATATAATCTAAAACTTTTTTAGTTACTCTTCTCGTTGC